TTTTTGGCAGTGCTGAAGCCAGTGCAGCACCAGTTGCTGCAACGCTTAAAGGCGAAAGCGGCATCGGCACAAACGTAGCTGGCGGCAATTTTATAATTCAAGGTGGTCTAAGCACAGGAAATGCAACCGGCGGATCTGTGCTTATCAAAACAGGACAAGTAGGGTCTTCAGGAGTAGTAGAACAAACATCAACTACTAGATTGACCATTGACACCAGTGGTATCTCAACATTTACAGGTGAAGTTAGAACCTTTGGTACCATTAGAAGTACAGAAACCACAGCAAATGTGTTTAACACTGTTTCAACTACTGTAAACGCATTTGGTGCAGCAACAACACTTTCGATAGGTTCTGGAACAGGAACTACTACTGTTAACAACAACTTAACGGTCTCTGGAGATCTAACTGTTAACGGAACTACAACCACAGTTAATTCAACTACAATATCAGTTGATGATAAAAATATTGAAATGGGTTCTGTAGCAAGTCCTAGCGATGTTACAGCAGACGGTGGCGGTATTACTCTCAAAGGTACCACAGATAAAACTATTATCTGGGATGATTTAAATGATAATTGGACCAGCAGTGAAAATTGGAACCTAGCAACAGGCAAAGTCTTTAAAATCAATAATACATCTGTGCTTAGTGCAACAACACTAGGATCTGCGGTTGTTACATCCAGTTTGACCAGTGTTGGAACCATAGGAACTGGTACTTGGCAAGGCTCTATTATAGCCGGTACATACGGCGGAACTGGTGTAAACAACGGAACCAAAACAATAACATTGGGAGGAAACTTTGTTACCAGTGGTGCATATTCTCTACAATTAACTGCAACAGATAATACCAACGTAACATTGCCTACATCCGGTACTCTAGCAGTAATCGGCAATCCACTGAGTCAGTTTGCAGCAACCACCAGTTCACAACTAGCTGGCGTGATCAGCGACGAAACTGGATCGGGTGCATTGGTATTTGCCACAAGTCCAACTTTTACTACTAGCTTGCTAACTAATAGCACAGCATTGTCGGTGTTCAATACCACCGCAACAACAGTAAATGCATTTGGTGCGGCCACAGTAATAACAATGGGTGCTGCGTCATCAATGGTAACATTTGGTGATGACATAACTGTAACCGGATTAACAAAAGCAACGCAAGGTGTACAGTTTGGAGCAACTGATTCTTTACTATACGAAAGTGCAAGCAATGTAGCAACTTTAAGAATAGGCGCAGACGGACCGTTTATCAGCTTCTCAGACAGTGGGTCAAATGTTGCAACACTAAGCAATACATCAGGACCACTGACTATTGCAACCGGTGCAAGCAATGGTGCAATTACACTAACGCCTAACGGAACAGGAAATGTTATTGTTTCTAGCGGTAACCTTGGAATTGGTACAGGTAGTTCTCCTGCAACAAAACTAGATGTTGTTGGATCTATTACTGCTAGAGCTGCTGCAACACAAGATGGTGTAATACTTGCTGGTAGAGCTGGCGGAACAAGTACTTACGCAGTAACAATTACACCTGCTACATTGGGTGCGAACAGAACTGTTACATTACCAGACGGAGATGTAACTTTACAAGCCGGTACCATGGCTACTACTGGCGGCACACTTGCACAATTTGCTGCAACCACCAGTTCACAACTAGCTGGCGTGATCAGCGACGAAACTGGATCGGGTGCATTGGTATTTGCCACAAGTCCAACATTAGTTACTCCTACTCTCGGTGTTGCATCTGCAACAAGCATTAACAAAGTTGCAATTACAGCACCGGCAACTGGATCGACATTAACTATCAGTGACGGTAAAACTCTAACAGCAAGTAATACACTGACATTTACTGGCACTGATAGTTCAAGTGTTGCGTTTGGCGCAGGTGGCACTGTAACTTATACTACTAATAAACTTTCAGTATTTGCAGCAACCACATCTGCCGAATTAGCAGGCGTTATATCTGACGAAACTGGATCGGGTGCATTGGTATTTGCTACAAGTCCAACTTTCACCACTGGTATTGATGCTGCCAGCACAACTATGGCACTGTTTGATACAACTGCAACAACTGTAAATGCATTTGGTGCAACTACTACACTTAACTTGGGTTATAATGGCACTGCTGCCAGCACAACAAATATCTCAACTGGTGCAACAGCAACCGCTACGACTAAAACAATTAACTTAGGTACTGGTGGTGCAGCTGGCTCCACTACTACAATTAATATAGGAGATGCAGACGGTGGATCAACTGTTGTTAACTCTCCTAGTCTCATTGTTCCTGGAAACCTAAGTGTTGGACAAAACATTCTTGCCACAACTGGCCCAATTTTAACACTTGGAACATTAGTTGGCGGCGGCACTGGGTATATGAATGGTACGCATACTAATCAATTGTTAACTGGCGGCACTGGTGCATATATGTTAGCAACGGTGGTAGTTGCGTTGGGGGTTGTTACTGGCATCACACTTACATGGGGCGGCCATCGTTACACCGCTGCTGATGTTCTTACTGTTCCATCGTTGACAACAACATTGGCGACTACTGTTACTAGTGGAAATGGCACTACAGCGACAATATCATTTGCAGCACAAGCCGCAGCACCATTCGAGGTTGGATCACAGATTATAGTCGCTGGGGTAACTCCGGTCGGATACAACGGCACATTCACTGTTACTGCATGTACAACCACCACTGTATCCTATGCAAATGCCACAACTGGTGCGCAAACTGTTGCCGGTACTGTTAAAATGGGCGCAGCACTTACAAGTTCAACAATTCCAGTTGCAACTATTCAAGGAAGTGATATATACGTATCATCAACAATTTCAGCCGACATCGGCGCAAGAATTCGTTTAGAAGCAAACGACACGTCGACAGCGATAGGCCAAGAATACGGCGCAATAGTGTTTGGTAGTAGAGATGCTGGGACGCAGGGATCAGGAGACGTTGGTTTAATACGTGGTGTTGCGGTTAATACAACTGGTGGTAGTGAGATACAGTTCTGGACAGCAGACAACGCAACTGCCCCTAATTTGTCAGCAGTAGTTACATCTGGTGGTAACTTTAGGATGTATAATGCTGCCGGTACCTTCTATTCAGAATTATCAAATTCTCCTACAGTAAACAGAACTGTTACCATTCCAGACACAACATTTACCGTGGCCGGCATCAACATTGCTCAGACAATTTCAGCAACTCAAACTTTTTCAGCAGGCGGCATTGTATTAAACGATAACATTACATTACAACTTGGTACTGGTGGTGAATTTGACTTGTTCCACAATGCTACTAACAACATTATCAATATGACACTTGGTAATTTGTTAGTACAAGATACCGCAGTTACTAGATTTACTTTTGCTAGAACAACTGGTGACTTTACAGCAACTGGCGAAGTTACTGCTTATTCAGATATTAGATTTAAAGACAATATCGAAGTTGTTGCAGATCCTTTAACCAAGATTCTAAGTATACGCGGTGTAACATACACTCGTAAAGATTTAGAAGATAAAGAAACTAGACATATGGGCGTTATTGCACAAGAAGTTGAACAATATTTCCCAGAAGTTGTACACACTACAGAAGACGGTATTAAAACTGTTAACTACGGTGCTATGGCAGGTGCGTTTATTGAAGCGTTCAAAGAGCAACAAAAGCAAATTGATGAACTACGTGCAATGGTTCAAAAATTAATAAAAAAATAAGATAGCCAAATTTATTGGCTATCAAACTTGACAATCATAAAATATTATGTTAGAATAATGATTAAATATAGGAATTGTAAATGGCGTTACCTCCAACTGGTAGTACAATAAGATTATATGCCGATATCTCAGTTTATTTCGGTGGCCCGTCAGTTACAGTTTCTTTAGGAATTTTAGGAACTTATATAGGCATTGCGACTGGTAATAACATAACAATGAGTTCTACATTTGGCGGAATATAAAAAGGATATATTATGATTACACAATACGAAATTGAACATGTTTTATTGGCTAAAGATTATAGCAAGGCAAGAAAGTTATTAAAACTCGAAGCTATGTTAATTGATGATGCAGTTAAAGAAAAAATCAAAGCAGTTGTTTTAAATGGAGAATCGTTTGAAACAGTTATGAGCAGAATGGAAGCTGATGATCGAATTCACTGGATTACAGTTTTAGGTAAAAAAGCCGCTGCGGATCTTTTAACACTGGGTAAAGTGCAACCCGAGACCATGCTGGAGATGTCCTCCTTGCCAGAGGTTGATTTTAAAGAAGTTGTTAGAATTGCAACGTCAACAGCAAGAAAACTCAACGAAATAACCATAGAAGTAGAAAGAGATTTGTCGGTTAATACAATTCATAATTCTGTTGTATAATGAAAATAGCTATATGCATTCCTGCTAGAGATACCGTACATACAACATTTACACAATGTCTAGTTAATTTAACAAAAAAATTAACCAAAGATAATATAAACTTCGAAGTTGTTTTTAATTTAGGCAGTGTTATATCACAGCAGAGAAATGAATTAGTTGACAGTGCGTTGTTAATTGATGCTACTCATATTCTTTGGCTTGACAGTGATATGCATTTTCCTGACAACGTATTTTACGAATTAAATAAACACAACAAAGATATTGTAGCAGCCGCATACAGTACAAGAGTAAAGCCTCAAAAATCTGTCGCATTTATTGATAAAAACGATCTTTCTAAACGATTGCCAGTGTTTAATTCTGGCATAGAAAAAGTTTTTGCTGTAGGAATGGGTTGTGTTTTAACAAAAATACAGGTGTTTGCTGAAATTCCAAAACCTTGGTTTTTTCATGTATGGAATCAAGATACACAGGATATTTCCGGCGAAGATATTTACTTTTGTAAACAAGCAAATGACACAGGTTTTGAAGTATTTGTTGATTGCTTATTAAGCAATCACGTTGCACACTATGGGATGAAAGCTTACTTACTTGATGAAACAAATGAACGCAGTTGAAAAGTTTAATAGATTTTCAAAAAAAATTTACAATGGTCAAGATGTTTTAAAAAATCAAATATTAACAAAGCATCCTGTTTTATTTGTAGACGATACATCAGACTATTCAATATTAAAAAAATATCAAGAATATAATTTTGTCTGGCTAGTTGACAAAAAAATAAATTTGTTACACACATTTCCTCTGTGGTTTACACCTAAAGAAACAGATGCAATTCACCTATTTCCATATGTAAATAAATCCAAATGGCATGTTAAAAGTTGGAACATGACTAAATTGGTACCAACTAATGCCGAAGCAAATGTTACTATAAAACACAACAACATCTGCGGTATACACGATACCTACTGTGGCAAAGACGTGTACGATATGTTTTTTATAGGAAACATAAAGTCTGAGAGTTATAAAAAATTAATAGAGAATTTCCCTCAAACACAATTGGCGAAATCTCATGCCGAAGCAGCACAATTGTCTGCAACTGATTTGTTTTGGTTGATTCCAGATGATGTAATTATAACAGATAGATTTCAATTTAACTACGAGCCAGACGACTGGAGTTTAGAAATCATACACGTTTTTAAAAACGGAATAAATGGTCAATTTGACGGAGTTGCACTTTTTCCAAAAAATTCTAACCCAACTGCTAAAGAATTAAATTATAGATTTTATGCATCAAAAAAAGAAGTAAATGTAGTTGCATCTAATCCTATTCTATTTGAAAAATATAACTTTAAAAATTACAATGAATATCTTTACGCATTAAAAAATTCAAAAACTGATAGTTTTTGGTTTATACCCAACGACATAGAAATAGCAGAAGATTTTTCTTTTACTGAATACTTTGACAGATCTATTAATCATACTTTTTTAAATGGAAACCACACAGACGGTATTGTGTTGTTTAGTAAAAATTCTCCTGTAACAGAAAAAGAATTTTTGTCTAGAAATTATTTGCAAAAAAAAGAATGGCCGATTGTTGCAAGTTTTCCTAAAAAATATGAACAATTTAAAATTGATAGCTATCAAGATTACTTGGATGCAAAACAAAAGGCTAAAACCAATATGTTTTACGGAATTCCCAGCAATGTTAAACCAAGCGATTCTTTTAAATTTGACATTTATTTTTCTTATAACAACAATTTTGATAATAATATTACACATGTTTTTCTAAATGGTTCGCAATACAACGGAATTGCACTGTTTAGTAAAAATAATAATTTAACAGAAAATGAAATAAATTATAAATTTTATATAGAAAAAAAAGAATGGCCAATACTTGCAAGTGTCCCACATAATGCAAATCACGACATTTTAATAAATGATGCATTTTCTGCGTGGGCTGCTGGTTTTATCGAAACAACCAAGTTAGCAGGCGATTTACATTCAAATGGAAAATTAAATGTCGACGTTAAAAATCAAATCAATATAAATTGCAGCGAAATAAAAAATATTCCGTTTGCTGAATTTTATATGATTGGATCAAAACAAGGAAAAAACTTTGGGTTAGAAAATCTAGGAGAACCCAAAAATCTTTTAAAAATAAACGATCAGCTGTGGCTTAAAGATCAGTTTAGCCAATTAAATCAATTAGTTTAAAAACTGTTTCGAGTTTTTGTTGATTTGTTTTACTTCTTAGTGTATTGGCCAATCCAGTGTGCAACGGTTTTGGCCATTTTCCAAAACTAACCCAACAGTAGCCATCGTGCTCGTTGTTTAACACAGGTATAAATTCTTCCTGTACAACACACAAGTATGTGTGAAATAAAAATTGTTCATCATTGCTGATAAAAGTTTCTAAAGGTATAGTTTTTTTAATTTCAGGAAGCAGACCTATTTCTTCTTGAATTTCTCTACGCAATCCTTCCCAAGGTGTTTCGCATCCTTCGTTGGTACCGCCAACTAAACCCCATACATTGTTCTGTTTAGATTGTGTTCTATGTAATAATAAAAATCTATTTGTACTTAGAGTATAAAACAAAGCACCGGAGCATACAATCTTCTTCATAACATTAATTATGTTTCTGGAAACAGCATCCACCCACCTTGTGAAAATTCGCCTTCGTAACTTTTTGTCCAATATTCACCAGTCCACTTGTATTGCGAACCAGTTGCTAAATTGATAATGTATATAGGATTTGTAGAATTTGCTGCACTAAAAATAATTGACCAATCAGCACCGTCATATTCAACTATATCGTTTTCTCCTGCAACAAGATCTCCAAAAGGTGAATCTGTTGCTTTCCATCCATCGGCACCGTCATCATTGATTGCATTACCAATTTTTCCCAACAGCATAACACGCAAGCCCGAAACAAGTCTAGTGGTAGGGTTCCATCTCAATGGATCAATGATATAATCGATACTTGTATAACTGCTTGGGTTTCTTGCTGGGCCTGGCAACACCGTATTACTAGGCAGTGTATCACTGTCCCAATCAACAAATAACTCGCTGGGTTTAAGAGGATTCACTGTAACATAACCGACTATATAACTTCCATCATCTTTTAATATTCGTATTTGGCTTATACCGGGCTTATAGCATCCAGGATATGCATCAAACAACGAATTCCAATTCATGCTACCTATAGTACCTTTGTCTATTACGTAGGCTTTGTTACCGATTATATACAGTCCTAAAGACAGCCAAGTACTGTTCGTTGATGATGACCCGGGCTGTCTAGGTCTAATTTTTCTAGTGACTCGAATATCCATTTCTCCAGTACCGTCATTTGGAAACTGTCCATCGTCGACAATTCTTTCTACAACACCGTCGACGTTTGTTGTTTCTCTTTCTTCTACAATTTCAAAATTACTTCCATCCAACAAATTGGTAGGAGTGCTTATACCTAGGTCTATGCTTCCTTGATTTTCGTTGAAGATACTGGTGATAATATTTGTAATAACACCCAGTCGTTTTACTTTTGCTGGAGGAGAAATGTATATAGGTGTTGAAAACGCAAGAGTTGCTATGTCTATTTCACTTTCTAAACCTACTGGTATAGATCGATTGCTGAATTCTATTCTATCTAAATTGACCACAGTCAAACTGGTCCAGTCGATAAAATTATCGGTAGTT